GAACATTGGAACTTTACCGAGTTGATGAACGTTGATAGCCATCTTTAAAGCGATCTGTGACTTACCAGTCTTTGGCGGTGCAATGATTGTAATGAGTTGTCCGCCTTGCAAACCAGCAGTTGCTTCATCAATCTTTGCAAACCCTGTAGGTATCCCTAAGAACTGTTGGTTCTGTAATGCTTGATACTCCTTGTAACGTTCTTCTGTATTCTTAGTTAGATCTATTTCATGAGTGCCCAGTACGCCTTGTTCATTGACTTTGGTAATGGTTGCTTCCATAGCAAGAAGCGCTGCGTCATGATCATTGCTTTGTAGTTGTTCAACGGCTGACTCAAGACCTTGACGAGTAAGCATACGACGACGGAAATCAACCATCGTGTCAAGTAAGTAATCAACGGAGTCTTGTACATCTAAAACTTTATAGTTTGGGTAGTGATCTTTAACTGTTACAGCAGTTGGGACTTCGTTGTACTCCCCATAATGCTTACGAACAAATGACCAGACACGTTTGTTATCGTCATCTAAAAACCAAGCGTCAGTAACTCCTCGTTGAAGCGCAGGAATTAAATCCCTGTCACGAATTACTTTACTGACCAGACGATGTTCGTTGTCTGATGCCATTTAATGCCCCCTCTTACAGATTATCTATTTGTACTCCTGCTGACCCGTATCGTGCAACTCGTCCTGGGACATCGATCACACCCCGTAGATTAGCACGGTATGGAAGCCCTGCAACTAACTCATCTACACTCTCATAGAGTTGCCAATAGTTAAATGGATTAACAACTTGACGCTCTAACTTTTCAAATGCTTTTTCAAGTAACTCTTCAGTCCAACCAAACTCTTCAAACCCAGCCAACTCTAAAGAGATGCCGTAGTTGTTTGCAAGTAGCCATAACTTATTTGTTTCCTGCAAATTTATCTTGCCAACCTTATTAACAATTTTTGTAGACAGAAGTTTTTTAGTCTCCTCCTCGACTAACCCAATGACTACATCGGTGACACAGATTACTTGCGGAGAGGAGACGTTTGATATGTCTCCATTTTTCATAGTACCTCGACTTTAGCATACCTCACGACAAAGTCACGAAACTTACTTGGGTCATCGTTAGCGGTGAGTGCTAACTCCTCAGAGACGTCGTTGGGAACGAGTATTGAGTAGTGACCTTTGTTGTAACGCATTTTGTTGTTAACGAAGTTAACGTGTTTACACTTAGCGCTCTTGCGCCACACAGGGCAGTTGCAGCGAACTTTTCTTGTTCCAGTATCGACCTCAACCTCAAATATTCCTGCAGCCTGAGATGAGATAAACAGTTGCACTGTACGCCATGGAGACTCCATGCTCATCCCTTTCATTGCGCTGCTCTTAGGTCAGAACCAATGATAGGGACTCGAATGAACGCTTCGTGAGCGAAACTAGCCATCGCTTCTTTGTACTCTGCTTCCCAATTTTCTAGGCGCACATTTGTTGTAACAATTGTTGGTAGGGCTTTGTCATAACGCAACCGCAATATCTCATCAAAAGAAGTGTCGTCATACTTTGAGCCGTACTCTTTACCGAGATCATCAATAACAAGTACACGAACGTTTAGGAAGTCAAGAGTTGATCGACCATGTAGCCCGTCTATCTCTGCAACTAATTTCTTTTTATCGTCAACGTCATTGTCAAATGTTGATTTCTTTTTAGAAAGGAACTCTGGATAGGTCATGTAATACACAGGACGAGAACTTAATCCGTAGTCGCTAGGGCTCATGCCAAGTATCTTTGCTGCCTCTGCATCATTGTCGGGAAGGTTACGAACAAATTCCATTGCAGCAACTACTGCATGTGTCGTCTTACCTATGCCTGGACCGCCATCAAACAAAAGGCCAACACCGTTAGTTCCGATGTTGCCAATTTGTTTTATGACGTGACCGTTAGATGCGTCATTGATCCACGTCGCTACTTCTTCAGGAAAGTTTCCAGAACGATTGATGATGTCCTGTGGCTCTAACCCTAAGAACCGACGTGGGATGTTTGACGTGCGAAGTAGCCAGTGCTTTTTGATTGCTGACAGGCCGTTGATGTCGTACATGATCCCCCAGTTAAATTACTAAGCCTTGAAGGATACTGCTCCAGCAAATGTTACTGGTTTATTTTTTGCGTCAAGTTTATCTGCTGCAACCATCTTGACACTCTTGCGAGGAGTAAGTGCTTGAACTTGCTCTTTGATCCAACGCTTACCTGCTGATGCGTTTGCCCATGCTGCCATGTTCAATACATCTGCACCATCAACGCCTTCTGTTGTCACTGTAACAACAGCCATCCATGCGCCACCCTTGACGTCGTTCTTGTTAAGTGTCGCTGTAAATGTCTTGCTTACTTTCTTAGCCATTTGCATTCTCCTTTAATCGTTTTTCGTATCGTTCTAATTGTGCACGACCAGATAATGAGTTCTGGAATACACGACCATCGCTGGCGGTGAGTGTGCCCATCTTAACCACAGTATTTACTGGGGCGTTAACTTTGCCAAGTCCGAGGTTCTCTCGTGCTTGATTCATCTTCTTGCCAAATGATGCAAGGTATAACTTATAAAGGTTGGGTGCCTCATCGCCAACGTTCTGGAAGTTCCGCTCATCCGCCATGAATAGACGGAGCAACTCTAGTTCGAGGAGTGCGGTTGTTTCGTACTGCGTTCTGAATTTGCGGAGTGCTCCTGCAAGTTTACCGACGTTAACCGTTCCTGGTAGTAAAGGATATCGGCGCCCGATTTGGTAACTAAACTCAGCAGCCACGTCCATAGCGGTCCACTCATGCTGTACTCGCTTCCCACGGGTCTTTGGATCGGTCTTTCGAACCTTTGCTGCTGGTGCGTCCCGCTCTTCGACAAGCCCAAAGCCTGCCAGATTGTCTCCATCATCCTCCCATTTTCTCATAGGAACCTTTATCTCCTTAGTGAAAACACTTGTGTTTTCAGATTCTTTTAATTTATTACTATCTTGGCTATTAGGTACTAATGGCTTATTGACTATATGGCTATCTGACTTATAGTCATGTGAGGTGCGGTAATTTTCTGCACTTACAGTGCGGTAATTTTCCGTCAGTATCTCGTACTTGTCCATGCCCTTAAATCCATTGGCTCTCTTGGTAGGTGTCCGAAAAATTAACCCATGTGACTCTAGGGCTTTGAGGGCCGTTCTGACAGTTCTGTCTGATGACTTGTTAGTCTGTCTACCAAGTTCTACTACTGAAGCCTTAAAACCACCTTTGGAGCCCGCTAAATGGCACATGGTAACCAGCAGTCGGAACTGATAATCGGTCAGTCCAGCCGTAAACGCCTCCTGCGGTACTCTCACGCCTCATCGTCTCCAAACGGAGAGATGTCACGGCCTTCAGACTCTTGCAATCTTTCAGCAATTGATTCCGATAAAGCATCCAACACGGATGAAGTAACAAATTCAGACATGGCGTGCACAAAAGCCATCATAGACACAGCCATGTTGTCATAGAGTTCATCGCTGGACTTGTCATCGTAATCAATCTCGATTGGGTCAAGGCCATCAGTCACGTCCCAGACGTCCACTCCAAAGTCTTCTACAGCAGACAAGATGTAGTGAGCCTGCGGAGAGTCATCCCACACCAAACCAATGGCATCATTGATACTTATCTGCCTAATGATTTCTTTGACTGGGTTATCCGTTATCACGATGTCTTCTGAGTCAATAAGTAGATGATCTATGCCCATGGCGTTAGTGATAAAGCAAGTTACCTTCACGTCATATGCCTTACAGATATCAATAACACTTTCAGCAAAGTGATTTTCTTTTCCCGTTACAGGAAGAAATACATTAATGTCTTTGCCGTATTTTTCTATAAGTTTTTCAACACCTTCTTCAATGCAAATATCTTCAAAAGAGATTATTGCAACGTTCATTTATCCCCCTAATAAAGTCGTGGTAGTCGTGGCTGTTGTATTGCTGTCGGTCTGTTGATTAATACATTAATTGCTAGAGAAACAAATGTTGCGGCTGGAACTGTAACAATGAGTGTACGATCCCAGTACCCAAACAACCATAAACATCCAAGACTAAGCGGAGCCGAGACTACTAGATTCATAGTTGCTCTGCTAAAGAAGTTTTTATTGACTAAGTCAATTAGTTCAAGTGCGTAGAAAACTGCGCCCCCAGTCATGAGGGTAGAGATAAGTAGGTCAGTCATGACCCAGAGCCTACACCGTTAGGTTGGTGTACTCAATTCCAGCGTAGGTACGAAGTCTCCAGAAGGTATTCATCGGTATCCAGTCCACAAGTGTCTTACCTAGTCTTGGGACCTTAGTAGGTTTGTTTGGGTAGAGATGGCTATAGGAGTTGTCGTCAGTCCCTTCCCATACCGCACCAAAGTTAGATGGCAGAGATCCGTCAAAGTAATCAGATGCCTTGTTACCTCTTTCAAACTGCACACAGTCCAAATAGAAGGTACCTGTATTACCAGAGATTTCAACTTGATAATAAGCAACATCAGTTTCACCAACTGCATCAATTAAGTCAGTTACAGCAATCCTTGCCCAACCAGTCGACGCAGCAAACGTCGTTGTTTCACTGTGTCCAGTAGGATCTCCCGCAATATCTTTACCAATAAAAGTTACTGAGAATCCTGCTGTTGTCTTTACATAGGCTGAAAATGTGTAATAGTTTCCAAACAAAACAGGTATGTCATCCGTGCTATATGTCCACGCTCCAGTTGCAGTTATCTTTGCGCTACTACTTCCAGAATATGCTGCCTCTGATACGTCAATGTCTTGGGCTACTGTTGCGGATCCAGTCTTTGTCCAGCCATCTGTAATGTTTACTTCAAAGGATGGATTAACAATGTAGTTTGTTTTTGTTGGTTCTAAAAATAGGTCTACTGCACGAGCCTCGTCATATGCGACTGTGTCACCTAGTTGCATACAGACTTGATCAATGTAGTAGGTTCCTGCAGCACTGTAGTCGATTGAGATGCCAGCATAACTGGAGTCTTCGTCAGATGTTGCAACTTTACTTGCAGACTTCCAAGTATTATTAGCAGAAACTATAGTTGAACTTTTTGCTGCAGAAGTTGGTTGCCCGTTTTTATCATAGAAAGTAACTGATAAGGTAATGTTTCCAGCACTTGCTGGAGATTTTAATTTACAAGAAACCACGTACTCAGTATCTGGAAGTACTGGTATTCCTTGTGTAATAACGTTACCACCACCTAC